CTATGACGAGATTGCCGCCGATCGGGGATATTCCGGGGAGCGTTGGGAGAAATATTTTGGTTTGAGATTTCGAGAGGCGCTGGATACCCTGGCTATTTGCTACGGCTTTGCGATGGAGAAAAGGTGATGGTAGAAAACTGCGGAAGCTGCATTTTCTGGAATAAGGTTGTCTTCGACCGGGGCCAGTGTCGCAGGCACGCTCCTGGCGGACCTTACCCTTTCATGGATAGCGCTTCGTCCACTAAAATGGTTGATATCTGGCCCAACACTGAGGAGCGCGACTTCTGCGGGGATTGGGAATTAAAGGACGCAGGATGAGGATCATCATCATGCTCTTAATGGCGATTGTATCTCCGATCATGTTTGCAATTGGTTGTTATCGGTTTCGGTCCGGTGTCCTGATGATGTGGCTTGTTTTATGGCTGATTTCCTGGATTGGCTTATTTGCTATCAGGTGAGTCAATCTGCCGCATGTATATTTATGCACAGCGGTACAAAAAAATTGACAGGTCCACCGAATCAGGGTACAGAGGCAAAGATCGCAAGAATCATAAGCCCGCGCCGGGAAACTGGCTGCGGGCTTTTTCGTTCGGGCGGAAATTTCGCAAGCCAAATCGCCTCATCCCCCCTGTGAAGCGCCAATTATGTGCGCAGAGCGAATTTGTCGCGGGTTTCCGCCCGAAACCCATAGGTCGCCATGCTCGGTTATATCATCATATGTGCCGGGTTAGCGATGCTCGTTCTATCGCCAATAATCCATACAATTGAATCACTTACCATTGGAGTTTATGATATGTCGGACGCACAGACCCAGGCTCTTGCTGACCTTTCCGCCGCTGTTGACGCGGCTGTCACCCAGATTGCGGCGCTCGTTGCCGCGAATGCCAACATTCAGCCGGACGACTCGGCTGCGATTGAGGCCCAGGTTGCCAAGATCAAGGCGGCGCTGGCTCCTGCTGCCGCTCCTGTCGCCGTTGCCCCGGTCGCTCCTGCTACCCCGGTTGCGTGATGGGCGAGGTAGTCCAATTTCGGGACTATCAAAACCCTAAAGACCTCGCTCGGATGTACAGCGAGGGCCAAAAGATCATCACCGTAGCGCTGACAGGGCCGGGCGGCATTGATGATCTGATTTATGAGTCCAGTTTGGGCTTTTGTCCAAATCGGGACAAGTTAGCGGATACCACTCCCTGCGAATATGTCGCGCCTAGCGATGACGGCGCTTAGCCAGAATGATTTGGACTGGCTTGAACTCAGACTGGCGATAGCGGTCCACGATACCACCCGGGAAACCCACGAGATGCTTGTCCACGATATGCGGGAAGCGTTGAGGGATGTTCCGGGGTTTGAAGACCTCACGATTGAATACGAGCCGACCGGCCACCAAAAGCTAACGATTGGCGGCAAAACCCTTGAAGTCGGACCTATGGCAAGCAACGCGGAAATACTCGCTGCCTTGCAGAATCCTTTCGTCCCAACCCGGAATACCAAGATCATGAGCATTTCAGGATATGAGCCTGGCGCTATCAGGGACAAGCTCAATAAGCTGAAGGCCCAAGGCAAGCAGCGGCGGGATGCTGCCCTTGCCAAGCTTGACGAGGCCGGTTCCAAGCATGAGGCGGTCAGCGCTGAAATTGAGAACGTTGCCAGCCAGATCGAGAAGGAAGCTGACGCTGCCCTTCAGGAATTTGCGGAGTTCTCCAACGGAGGCCCGGCCTAATGCGCTCAATATCACATTGGGGCATATTTGAGAGCTACGACAAGGAAGTGCGGATAGCTTGCTCGCCGGAATATGCCCGTAGCACTTGGCAGCCTCAAGAAAGCCGCGTGCTGGGCAAATACTTTGAACAGTCAAGCGCGGCTAACGCATTATATCAAAAGAACAATTTTGGAAAGCTAGACTAATGGACAGCAAAGCCATTCGCAGTCACCACGAGTACGCCCTAACCGGAACCGTTCCGGGCATCGATGCGATTGAGTCCCCATTCAAGAATGGACCGGACCACGGCAAGCCTGCTCGGGGAACCATGCTGGACAGCCAGCGCGGCGCCACCAAGAGCGGTAAGATCAATCATGGTGATTATGACGGTGACCGAGACTAATTTGCAACACTAAGTCAATTGGTTAACAATTCAGGCAATGGTATTTCAACCGGGTCAATCAGGTAATCCAGGCGGCAAGGCCAAAGATAGGCCATTCCGCGATGCTTTGCGTATGGAATTGGCTGCATTGGGTGAGGATGATCCCAAGGCATTGCGTGGCCTGGCCCGTAGGCTATTGGCGACCGCTGCGGCTGAAGACGGATTGCAGGCCATTAGGGAAGTGGCCGATCGCTTAGACGGGAAGCCCGCACAGGCCATTACGAACGACGACGACGCATTCCAGGTAGCGCTACAGACAATCGCGAGAGTAGTTATTGACCCACCTACAGGTGCCGACAGCTAGGGTATTCGTACCCCTGCTGAAGCCAGCTCGATATAAGGGGGCACATGGCGGGCGCGGTTCTGGGAAATCACACTTCTTTGCCGAGCTTCTTGTAGATGACCATTACCGTAATCCTGGCTTTCGCTCGGTTTGTATCCGCGAGGTTCAAAAGAGCCTCAAGGACTCCGCCAAGCGACTGATTGAGGATAAGATCCAGGCGCTGGGCCTCGGGAAGCACTTCGAGGTGCAGTCCGACCAGATCAAGAGCCGGGGTGGCGGGGTTATCCTGTTCCAGGGTATGCAGGATAGCACGGCGGAAACGATCAAATCGCTAGAGGGATTCAATCGTGCCTGGGTTGAAGAAGCGCAGACGCTCTCAGAACGTAGCCTTGCGCTGCTTCGCCCTACCATCCGGTCCGAAGGATCAGAGATCTGGGCAAGCTGGAACCCAAGACGCAAGACAGACGCCATCGATGACTTTCTGCGAGTCAAAAGGCCGGACGGCGCGATTGTGGTTCAAGCTAATTGGCGTGACAATCCTTGGTTTCCTAGTGTTCTGGATGATGAACGACGGCTAGACCTCGCCAAGTATCCCGATCGATACGAGCACATCTGGGAGGGCGACTACGCCAAGGCGTTCGAGGGTGCCTATTTTGCCAATAATCTTCTGGAGGCAAGACAGGAAGGGCGCATCGGAAGGGTTGCCCTTGACCCGCTATTGCCCATCCGCGCCTTTTTCGATCTCGGCGGCTCCGGGGCAAAGGCTGACGCTATGGCCATTTGGATCGTCCAATGGGCCGGACAAGCAATCAATGTCATTGATTACATCGAGGGACAAGGACAAGTCCTCGCTTATTACGTCAACGAGCTAAGGCGCCGAAAGTATCAGCACGCGACGCTGTATTTGCCCCATGACGGCGGCAATTCGAACCCGGTAACGGGGCTGACCTACGCCCAGCACTTATACGAGGCGGGCTTTTCTTGTGAGATTATCCCCAACCAGGGGGCTGGTGCTGCCTCGATGCGGATTGAGGCTGTTCGGCGTATCTTTAGCCGCTGCTCGTTTGACGAGGCCAAGACCGAGCCAGGGCGCGATGCGCTGGGCTACTACCACGAGCGCAAGGACGAAAACCGCAACGTCGGCTTGGGGCCGGAGCATGATTGGAGCAGCCATGCTTCCGATGCGTTCGGCCTGATGGCGATTGTCTACGAGCCGCAGGCACCAGATACGATTCAAAGTATGTGGGACGACCGCTCTTACTCTGACACCACGCGATCATCAGTAACGGGGTATTAGGCATGGATATCTATTGGCGAGCGATGATGGCGGCCCCCGAGGATGATGGGGAGGTCATACTCCTGCGCTGTAAGTCAGGTGGTGTCTATTTAGTCTATTGGGGTGAAATTGACGGCCAATGGGGTTGGTGTGACCATGACGGCGGGTTTGCCATTGGCCCGAGTGAATTGGATGAATGTTTAGGCTGGCTTCCGGCGCCAGCCATTGAAAATAAACTGGCGAAATACGCTCTAGCGTGACGGGATACTGACACCTTATGGCTAACTCACTTGCTGCTGCCCAATTAGACCCGGCGGCAAGCGGAGCTATGCCTCAAACTGGCGCGCCTCAGACTGGGCCTGACCCCGAGCATGTCCAGAAGCTCCAAGCCTGGATCAAATCCCCCAACATCGCGGAAGAGCTAGACCAGACGCTTCTGGATGAGATCGCCAACCGCGTTAAGACCGAATACGACATTGATGTTACCTCCCGGGCGGATTGGAAAACCCGCACCGAAGAGGCAATGGAACTGGCAATGCAGGTTGCCAAGGAGAAGCAGTTCCCATGGCCGAAGGCGGCAAACGTCATTTACCCGCTGGTGACGACTGCGGCGACTCAGTTCGCGGCCCGTGCCTATCCTGCCATAGTGAACGGGAGGTCTATTGTCCGCGGTGTGGTTATTGGCGAGGACGACGGGACGCCGCAAATCAACCCGCAGACCGGCCAGCCGGTGATGCAGCCGGGACCTCCGGGACCGGACGGACAACCTACCCCTATACCCGTTTGGGCTACCCCTCCCGGTTCTAAGCTGCAACGCGCTAGCGGCATTGGCGAGCATATGTCCTGGCAGCTCTTGGACGAGCAGCCGGAATGGGAGCCCGAGACCGACCAGCTATTGCATCTGCTAAGTATCGTCGGGACGGTGTTCCGGAAGACTTATTTCGACCCGCGCAAGGGCCGCAATACTTCGGCGATGGTTTCGCCCATGAAGTTCGTCCTCAATTACAATGCCAAGACGGTAGAGACGGCTCCGCGCGGTACTGAGGAATTAGAGTTCTATCCTTGGGAAATCAAGGAAATGGAGCGGGCCGGGCTGTGGCTTGTTCCCGAGCAGCCCTATGGCGAGGCTGAGAACTCGGAAGGCGACCGCGACAAGCCCCATGAGTTCCTTGAGCAGCATCGTTACTGGGATCTGGACGAGGACGGTTATCCCGAGCCCTATATTGTCACGATCCACAAGCGCAGCCAGAAGGTTGTTCGGATTGTAGCTAGGTATGATGCGGAGGGGATTCATTTCAGTGGCCGAACGCACAAGATCGCCAAAATCGAACCTATTCATTACTACACAAAATACGACTTTATCCCCAATCCTGACGGGGGCGTATATTCCCTTGGTTTCGGGCAGCTCCTTCGACCTATTAATGAATCCATCAACACCGTGCTCAACCAGCTCTTGGACGCCGGTACTCTTCAAAACGCAGGTGGCGGCTTCATAGGCAAGGGACTGAGCATGAACGCCGGAGCCATCCGGTTTCAGCTCGGCGAATACAAGACGGTCAACGCGACCGGCGGCAATATCAAAGACAATATTGTTCCGTTCCCGGCGCCCGGGCCAAGTCAAGTCCTATTCAACTTGCTGGGCTTCTTAGTTGAGGCCGGCAAGGAGATTGCAGCCGTTAAGGACGTTCTCACGGGGGATCAGAAAACCCCGAACGTGCCGGCCACCACGACGCTTGCCCTCATTGAACAGGGCCTGAAGGTCTTTACGGCTATTTACAAGCGGGTGCATCGCTCGCTGAAGTCCGAATTGAACAAGCTTTACCGCCTTAACCGCGTCTATGGCGACGAAAAGAGCCAGTACAAGGTCGGCGACACTTGGAAGACAATTCTTAAGCAGGATTACGTCTTGGGTGCGGGTGTTGAGCCCGTATCCGATCCCACGATGGTCTCGGACATGCAGAGAATGGGCAGGGCACAGTTTTTGCTAGGTTTCCGTCAAGATCCAGACTGCGACGGCAAAGAGATCCTGATGCGCGCCTTCAAGGCTGCGGACATCGACCAGCCTGACAAGATCCTTGCCAAGCAGACCGCTCCGAATCCGGCCATTGCCATCAAGGGCATGGAGCTGGATCAGAAGGAGCAGGTCATTCAGGCCGATGTGAAGCTTAAGCGGGCTCAGGAGTTC